CTGCAGTTCATCGCGGCGGATTTTTGCCGCTACACCGGGGTGTGGCAGGTGGAACTGGTGGAGCCGGTGGCCGCCGGGGAACATCAGGTTGTGCTGGCGGGTATCCCCAAGGGGGCGCGGCTGGGAGCGGTTCTCGCCGTCCGGCTGGGAGGAATGTCCCTTACGCGGACGGAGTATTCCGTGGGCGTGGAAGACATTGTGCTGCATGAGGCCCCCTGCCGGGACACGGAACTTGCGGCGCTGGTGACACTCAGGCCGGAACGCACGACACAATTTTTGCCGGAATCCATCATGGAAGAGTGGGGTGACATCATGGCTTTTGGCGCACTTGCAAAACTCAAGACCATGAGCGGCGCGAACGTGGCGTGGACGGATCCGCAGGGGGCGCAGGTGAATCTGACGCTGTACAACGAGGGGATCGGCGCGGCACGGACGCGGGCGTACCGCAGGCGCAGGGGCGGCGGTGCCCTGTTCGCGAACGCATGAGAGGTCAATCATGAGCAATATTCCTACCGTGAATGTCACGGCGAAGTTCTCCGACCCGGAAGGCCGTCCGCTGCGCGGGGCCATCGTCAGTATGAGACTGACGACGACAGAGCGGTATCAGGGTTATGTTGTGCCCTCTGAAGTGCGGGCTGTCACCAACGTGAGCGGGCAGGCCGTGCTGTCCGTATGGCCCAATGAGCTTGGCACGGAACGGAGCGAATACCTTGTCACCGTGACTTTCCCCGACAACTGCATGGTTCCGGGCGGGACGCCCGGCAAGGTGTCGCCGCGTAGCATACGGGCCTATGCTGTGGTGCCCAATGCGGACTGCCTGCTGCATGACATCATGGAGTTGCCGCCTTACGAGCAGCGCGGCGTTGGGCAGATCATCACCTCGGAAGTGGCGGCCTATGCCGATGCGGCATCACATCATGCCGACGAGGCCCGGAGCGCGGTTGATGAGGCAAAGGCCGTGGAAACGCGGTTGCTGGCGGCGGCTGATGCTGCGGAAGGTGCGAAGGATGCAGCCGTGCAGGCGCAAAAATCTGCCGAAGCGGCGGCGACACGGGCGGAAAGGGCGGTTGACGGTTTTGAGACAGAGGTCTGCACGGAGCGCGACAAAGCTATTAAAGCGGTCAACGATGCGGCCAATCAGCGGAAAGCGGAAGCTCTGGCCTGTATCTCCCAAGCAGAGAGCGTTGCGCTGGATGCGATTGAGCAACGTGCCGGGGAAGCCCTGACGGAAGCGACGCAGGCCATATCTGACGCGCGAACTGAAGCTGTGGGAGCGGTCAACAATGCCGGACAGCGTGCTCTGACGGAAATCGGCGCGGCGGGAGAAGACGAGCTTCAGAAGCTGAGGGACGAGGCTGCGCTGTTCGGTGAGGACTTTGAAAACCTGACAGAACGGGCGATTGCCGCTGCAAAGAAGGCAGGGTGTTCCGCAGCCAGTGCAGCCAACAGCGCATCGAAGGCCTGTGAATGTGCCAACCGGGCGGAGACTGCCGCTCAGGGGCTGGAACGCGCCAGGGATGAAGCTCTGGATTCCGCGACCCGTGCGGAAACGGCGGCGGAGTGCGCAAAGGCTGATGCGCAACGTGCGGAAGCGGCGGCGGACAGTGCGCAGAAAAGCGCGGATCATGCGGCGGGTTCAGCCCTTGCGGCCCAGAAGGCGGCGCAGGCCGCCGACGCCAGCGCGGCAGACGCCAATCTGGCGGCGGGACAGGCCGTTGCCGCGCAGCAGGCCGTGGCGAAGGACAGGGAGTACATTGACGGGATTGCCGCTGATGTGGAGCAGGCCGTGCGCGATGTGGCCACGGGCATGCTCACGCCGCAGGTGGTGACCGAGGCCGTGGAGCGCGCCACGGCGGAGGCGGAAGCCCATGCGGCCGCCTCCGCTGAAAGCGCGGCGCAGTCGGCTGAGAGCGCTACGGAATCCGCCAGACAGGCCAATCTTGCAAAAATTCGGGCCGACAGGGCGGAAGCGGCGCAGGGCAAGGCGGAACAGGCCGCTGAACGCGCCGAAGACGCCGCGACAACGGCGGAGGCGTGCGCGGCCAAGCTGGAAACAGGGCTGGCCGAACAGCAGCGCATCGCTGAAATGGCAACGCAGATAACACGTCTGGCCGACCGGGTGACGAAAGTTGAACTCGACCATGCCAGAGGTGTGGAAGGTGGCGGAGCCGCCATAACAGAGAACGCCATGCCCCCGGAAGGCATTGAGCTTTCCCCCGGAGTGAAGCTTTCCGCCATCACCATTGTTAAAAGCGGCCATGAAGCGCCGGATGACGCGGCCGTCAAGGCCATCGTTTCCGACTTCACGGGCGCGTAACCCATAACCTTACACAGGAGTATTATCATGCCTGAAGCAACCAAGAAAATGCTCGACCAACTGCTTGATGAAGCGGGGAAGGATATTCTGCTTTCCGGGGCTATGGTTGTGGACAGAACCACGGGCAAGTCGTTTTCCGACCATCTTGCCGATACCAGTGTCCACAAGACCGAATCTGATATCAATGGCCTGATCGACACGGCTCTGGAGGCCCTCAAGACAGGGGACTTCAAAACTCTTTCCGATACGGTGAACGCCCTTCAGACCACCGTGAACAACTTCCTGACGGGAGAGCCGGACGACAACGGCATGCTTGATCGTCTGAAGGAGCTTGTTGCCGCCATCGAAGCCAACAAGGACAGTATTGACGCACTGGTGGCCGACCATGCCACCAAGGCCGAACTCGCGGAACTCGTTGCCCGTGTGGCCGGATTGGAAGCCAAGGCCCATGAGCACGCCAACAAGGAAGTGCTGGACGGCATCGCCAAGGCCGCCAATGGCAATTTGACTTTCAACGGCAAGGAACTCAACGGGGAAACCGGCATCGCCATTGTGGACTCCGCCGAGGCCCCCCCCACCTATACGGGCAAAATCCGCATGGTGGTGACCGAATACACGCCTGCCGTTCAGGCGTAACCCCGTTCAGCCGGGCGGGGGAGACTCCGCCCGGCGACTGGAGCGCGTATGTCCAATGACACTT